ATGAAGATCGACGCACGCACAGCAAAGAGCCTGCTGCCTGGGCAGCGGCTGATTGTGGATGGTTGCCCAGGCTTGCGGCTGGTGGCCACTCGCACGCATCGGACATGGACGTACAGATACAAGTCCCCTATAGATGGCCGCATGCGCCAGGTCGCGCTGGGGCACTGGCCAGCCATGTCGCTCGCAGCGGCGGCGGGCGAGTGGGAGCGCCTGCGCGGTGAGCGTGAGGCGGGCGTCGATCCGGCGCTGGTCAAACGCACCGCTCGCGCCCAGCGGCAGTCCAAACAACCAGCTCGCGTCGATATCTACACGGTCGAACATTTGGTCTCCGACTACTTGCAGGGGCACATTCGCCAGCGGCGCAAAGCCAAAGGCGCGGCGGAGATCGCTCGGCTATTCAGCCGGCATCTCGGCACTATCGCCCTCCAGACTGCCAGCGCATTGCCCCGCGCCGCTGCATTCGAGTTGCTGGAAAAGCTGTCCAGCACGCCCGTGCAAGCCAACATGCTCCGCCGCGAGCTGGCGGCGGCATGGGATTACGCCGCTGATGCGGGCCGCCTGCCGGATTCCGCCGTCAACTGGTGGCGGCTCGTCATGCGAACGCGCCTGCGCAGCAAAGGCACCCTCACGAAACAAGGGCACCAAGACCGCGCCGCCCGCGTGCTCAGCGAGGCCGAAATTGGCGCACTGATTAATTGGCTGCCCAATTTTTCGCCCCTGATCGCTGATATTCTGACCATGTATTTATGGACAGGCACACGCGGCGCAGAAATCGTTGCCATGCAAGCCGCCGAAATCACGCAAGAAAATGACGGATGGTGGTGGACGATTCCAAAAGTAAAAACCAAAAATGCACGCCACAAAAACGCCACGGCCCAGCGCGTGCCGTTGGCAGGGCGGGCGCTGGATGTCGTTCAGCGCCGCATGCGCACCGCCCCGCCATCCGGCTGGCTTTTTCCTGCCAGCACAAAAGACGGGCGCATCACTCATTCCGATCAAAAAGTGGTCGGCGTCGCCGTCTGGTTTCACATGCCCGGCTGCCAGCTCCGGCCGCAAGAGCAACGCCCGCGCCTGCCGGTTGTTGGCTGGACGCCTCACATATTGCGGCGCACCGTCCGCACCTTGCTGGCCAGCATGGGCTGCCCGGCCGACGTCGCCGAAAGCGTTCTCGGCCACATGCGCCCAGGCGTTGAGGGCATCTACAACCTGCACTCATATGACGCGGAGCGCAGGCATTGGCTCCAGCGCCTCAGCGACAAACTAGAGCAGGTCGCAAAAACGTAATAAAACCTGAACGAACTGCACGTAGTCCGGCTTATTCCCACGTTCCTCCTGATACCTTAATCAAGGCTTTTGCATGCTCCAAAGCTGCACGCTCTATCAAGTGGACAAGGCCACGTTTCAGGTTCCTGTTATCAAGATCGCCCCCGGACCATTGGGAATGATCCGCCAGACCTTTTCTGTGTATGTCAAGGAACCAGTAACGTGTCCCAAGTGGCGGAGGCTCCATAAGCGGCTTCGGTACACGCACATCTCCAATCTGTATTAATTCTGGCTCGCGTATCAAATACCCTTTTGCCCGCAAAGCCGCAACCATTTGCGCTTCAGTCATTTCCTTCCTTTCTTCCCCCATCCTGTTTAACATCCGCTGCACGCCCGATTTCGGCCTTGAGGCTGCTGACCAGTTTCCCCGCATTCAAGATGGCTTCATCCAGCGCGTCCTGCTCCGGCGTCCAGTCACCTTCTTCTCTTTTCAGGCTCTCAATTGCTGCCTGCGTTGCGGCTTCGTCGCACCTCAAAATCTCGTCCAGAGCATCCAACAGTTTCGGCGCGGCTCCTATCAGCACAGCCTTGGCCGCATTGTTTCTGGCGCGGCTTGCGACTACTGCGATGCATTCACCCCTGCACAGGCTGCCTTCATTATTGATGATGGCGTAGCCAGCCTGCCGTCCATCGGCCGAGATTTCAGCGCACAGCCACGGGCCGCGAATGTATTCCTGCACGTCAATCCGTGGCTGCTCATTTTTCTTGCTTGTCATAATCTTCCTTCCTTTTCCCAATTCTGCCCAATCCGCGACGGGCATTTCCCATTGATAAATTTCGGCGGCATTATCATTACCTGATTATCCGGCCGCCCCGGTTCGCGCCGTCTGCAATTGAGGCATTCGGCTTGCCCGATGTGGAGATTCAAAAATCTATCGGTGCGCGTTTGCATATGCCCGGCGCAGCGGGCGTAATCGAAGGGCAACGTCATTGCGCCACATCCTTGATAAACACTTGCCAATGCGTCAAGCCTTTGTTGCCTGATGTGTGCCCATAATGCGGCAATTGCGGCGCGAGTTGCAAAACTTCGCGCAATTTGACTTGCGTTTCGTTCCACTTAAACACCAGTGTGCCGCCGGGGCATAAAACGCGCCAGCACTCGGAAAAACCTTGCCGGATATCTTGTTGCCAGTCACCGTCCAGCCTGCCATATTTTGCCGCCAGCCAGCTTTTAGGCCCGGCAGAAATCAGATGCGGCGGGTCAAAAACAACATGAACAAATGTGCCGTCGTCAAACGGCAAATTGCGAAAATCCAGCAGCATATCCGGCTCGATACGCAGCGCACGCCAGAGGCGTTGCCTTTGCTGTTATCGGTGACCGTGCGCGTCTCGCGGCGGCAGTCGCCATAAACGACGCCCGCGCGCTGGCGGTCATGCCACATCATCCGGCTGCCGCAACAAGGGTCAAGCACTGGCGGCGTCATTGCAAGTCCTTGGCGTCAATGACGATACCTTCGCCGCACGGCAGGCCGTTGAAATCCTTCATGGTAAATTTCGCATGCGGCAAATCGGTTTTTATGCGCCAGCAATCGCGGTCGTCGTTCCATTTGAGTGTTGCCAAATACGCCTTTTCGAGGCCATTGAACCATTCCCGCGCCTCCTCAAGGGTGGGCAGGTCATAAACAACTAGCAGTCCGCTGTCTTTTGCATTGGCTATTATCATCTCCAGTTGTTCAGCGTAGTCTGCTTTGCTGCTAAGCATTTGGGCAAATTCTTCTTTTGTCATTTCTTATCCTTTTTCTTCTGCTCCATCGCCTGCATGGCATCAATTTCATCAGCCGCTGTAAGCAACATGCGGGCCACGTCTCGCATTTCGGGGGCTTTCATGCGCTGCTCGAATTGCGCAAAAGCATTTTCCATCATGCATCCAATACCCAAAATACCAGCTTCTTTTGTGACGGTGCACCGAATCATTCCTAAAGTGAAATCCTTCTTCCCGTCTGGAAATGCGGCAAAGTAACCAGGCATTGGCTTATATTCAAAAACGCGCTTATTTGTCATTTGTATTTTCCTTGCCGAATACATCCATAATCAACCGGTGAAACGCCCTGTATCGAGCCAAATCTTGCGGGCTGTTCTGGTGCGTTTTTTCAATTGCGGCGGCAAATTCCGCCAGCGAGCCGGAAAAACAGCCGCAATTGACGCGCACGCCCAGCTCCGCATCCCGGTGCGCCGTGGTAAAGCGGCGGCTGGAGGCAGACGGGCCAACATATATCCAGTCCGCGCTGTCGCAGATGACCGCGTCACCGCCAACCCATGCGCGGTTGTAGACATGCGCGGCGCTGTAGACACGCGCGTCGTCGTAGATACGCGCTCTGTTGTAGACCCATGCGTCATCGTAGACACGCGCGTTGTCGCAGACCAGCGCGTAGTCGCTGACCCATGCGTTGTCGAAGACCTGCGCCTTGCCGGAGACCTGCACGTGGTCGAAGACCTTCGCCTTGCCGTAGACCTGCGCGTAGTCGAAGACCTTCGCCTTGCCGTAGACCTGCGCGTAGTCGAAGACCTTCGCCTTGCCGTAGACCTGCGCGTTGAGGAATATCCATGCGTGGCTTTTTTGGGGCAAATTCTCTTCGTGCTCTACGTAGCCGCCAAAATCTCCAGCCTGGACGCCATATTGAGGCATATTCACCAGCGCGCGGATTCGGCGCAATATGCGCCCATCAACCTTTATTTCGGAGTTTGGCACGAATTCCCAGCGCTTTGATTGCTTCGTCATTCTCAACCTCTCTTTAAAACTTGCCGGATACACAAATATCCACTTCATTCCGGCACCGTGTTTCTCATTAACACGTTCACCAGATGCACATAATCCCCGCTTCTGGCTTCTTCAATAACGCGGTCTATATCTGCTTGCGTGACCCCCTGTTGCTGGGCTGCCTTGCGAAAAGCGCCCAGCATGGCAAATGCGTTGTCTTTTACGCCGACCCAATCCATTTTGACTTCCATCATCTATCCTTCTATTCATTAATCGTTTTACCCGCTGATTCATTTAGCGCAGCGCAGCGGGGCCGTGGCTTGGCCGCGCCGGTATTGGGTGGCGGCAAAAAACTGGACACCGGCCTGCTTTCCAGCCACGCATCCAGCTCGCGCACCAGCCAGCCTGTGCGCCGACCTGAAAGCACGCGCGGCTTCGGAAAATCAGCCTGCTCGCGCGTCAGCTTTTCCAGCGTTGATTCAGATAAGGACAAATACCTAGCTGCCGCCGAGCGATCCAGGCAAGCTGGCCGTGTCGTCACCACGCTCATGCCGCCGCCTCCTCTGCAACGTCTTGGGCGTGGCCTTCTGGCTGGCTGGCGTTGTAGATTTCCGGCCCGGCCACGTCGCTCAATTGCACCGTGCCGTTTTTGATGCGCAGCTCAATGCCTTCGGCCCACGGCTGCATGCGCAGCGCCAGCCGGGCGTTGTCAATCAACAGCTTTTCGGCCAGGTGCAATGACCGCTCAATCGCGGGCGTCAGCGCCGCATCCCAGCGCGCCCCCGCGTGAGCGGCTTGCACAATGCCACGCAAAGTGCCGTGCAACTGCTTCATGCGCGCGCTGCCAAATTCGATTTCGCTCGCCATGGCCAGCCCCCAGCCCACATAAAAACCCATCAGCGCCAGCTGATCGCGTGCCGCCTCGCCATGTGGCGTCATATACATGCCAATGGCTAAATGGGTAATTCCACTTAGTAGTCTCTGATGGGCGTAAAACTTGACCACCGGGCTGGTAACCGGGCGCGGCCTGTACGTTTTTGTGCGTTTGGCCTTTTTCATAGCGGCTCCTTGCTGGCGCGAGCGCGCCGCGCTTTGGCGCACGCCTCAGCAAATGCCTTTTTGAAAGCGCGCCCGGCTTCGCTGAAGAACGGATACGGGCAGGCCGCTTCCAGGCTCATGCCCGCCTGCGCCGCGTCGCGCGCCGTGCTTTCCACTTCGGCGCGCGTCACCGTTACCACTGCGCCGTTCCACATCGTGCCCACGTGCAAGCGCTCGGGGGCGGGGCTTTCGGCGGCGTTCATGGCAGGCTCTCCGCAAGAGCCTGCAAATGCTCCATGCGCAGCCTCAGCGCCCGCGCCACCGCCTCGCCGCTTCCGGCGTGCACCGTCAGCACCACCACGGCCAGCGCATCCAGCAGGCATGCCACGGCCTCGCCGGCCGGCATATCTGCCAGCGCCGCCAGCGCGCCTTCCAGCCCTTGCGCCAGCCGCTCCGCATTCATGTGCGGGGCGGCCAGCGTTGCCAGCGGCGCTTGCGCTGCCAAAGCCATCCATTGCTCCAGCTTCATGGCGCGCTCCTTGCGGCCCAGGCCACATCCTGCGCGCGCTCGGCCAGGCGGCGCGCTTGCGCCTCCTGCGCCGCCTGGCGCTCCGCATCCAGCGCCTGCGCCCGCTCAATGGCGTCGCGCACGCTCGCCTGCGTGGCGGCGTCCAGCGCGGCATCGTCCTGCACGCCCAGCCAGCTGGTCAGCGTGCAAAAAGCCAGCGCCAGCGCCACGCCCAACAGCCAGTCCGCGCGGCTCATTGGGCGGCTCCCCTGGCGGCCTCGCCGCGCCAGAAAGCGGCAAGCCCGTCGTGGTGGGCTGTGGCGTGGTGCAAGGCGCTGAAAAGCGCCACCCGCAGCGCGTCATCTGCGGGGGCGTCGGCTTGCTCCAAGGCGGAGCAGGCAGCGCTGTAATAAGCTGCTGCCTCCCGCTCATATTTTTCAAGCGCATCGGGCGCGGCGCTCGATGGCAGGGCGGGGAAGGGGGGGATGGTGGTGTTGGGCATATGGCCTCCTTGTTGCGACACCCCCGATATTAGGCTATGCCTACTTAATAGTCAAGCATCTGCCTAATTATTTTTGCGGCTCCCACCTTGTGTCTCTCCAACGAGACAAGCGCATAAGTTACGATTGCAAACTTTTGAAAGGGAAGGCCATGCGTTTTTGTGCTCGCAGCTTGATCATGGTTGGTGTATCTGCCTGTGGTGCGTCCTGGGCCGCAGACGCCACGCCAGCGCAACAAACTTACGCGCAAAACCTAATCAAACAGGAAGAAAAAGTGCTTGACGCCTACTGGAAAACAGCCAAGTGGCTGTACATCGGCGTCTACAACGATGGCACGCGCCGCGATGGCTACGCCGCCTACATTTGCACGAGCGCCAAAGCTCAGGGCGCTGAGATGGTAAAAATCATCGACATCGTGCAACTTAAGCGCACGGGCAAGTGGGTCGAGCTGGGCCGCGCCATGTGCAAATAAGCGCCTCAGCGCTGTTCTCCCCCGCCGCCCCGTGTTGTAAGGGGATGACTTTTGCCAGCTTACGCGGCGGCTTGGCGGTGGGCTTGCGACTGGATCAGCAGCGCCTGCACCAGTCCCTCCACCTGTCCGCGCTCATATTCGTCCAGGCGCTCGTAATCAGCGGGGGAAACCCGGCGGAACGGCCAAGCAGGATGTGCATGCAACGCCAGCGTCTTGCTCTCGGCCGCCGAATGATCCAGAGGGGCGGGTATATCAAACCACCAATGCAAGTCCCGCCCCGACCACTGCACCAGGGTTGCGTAGTGGTCTTTTGACACGCGCCCGGACTCAATCCACTGCCGGGCTGACGGCACCGACACGCCAAAAACGTTGGCCAGCGCCTTGTAATCACCTTCCATTCCCTTGAGAGCCAAGATGGTGTTCATCTTGACTCCAAAGGCGTTTTGCGTCTTGATGGGTTGTTTGGGTCTAGGCATTGCCTAAATATCGCCGCGCAACCTTACTTAGGCAACATGCTACGTAGTAAGGTTAAGCCTTATAATGGCCGAATGACCTTCTCAGAAGCAATGAACCACCATCGCGCGCCCCGCCTGAGCTACATCGCCAAGCTGCTGGGCGTGCACGTCGTCACAGTCCATCAGTGGCGTACAGGCAAGCGTCCCGTTCCCGTGCGTCATTGCGCACAAATCGAAAAAATTTTTGAAGGCACGCTCACGCGCAAAGACCTGCGGCCCGATGACTGGCAACTCATCTGGCCCGAACTGGCCCAGCAAGACCCGGCGTCCAAATCTTGAGCGCATGCCTGCTCCCGCGCCCTCCATCCGCCAGGCCCTGCTCGCCGCCGCCGCTGATCTGGCCGCGTGCGGGCAAGGCGCAACCCTGCGCGAAATGGCCGCCTGTGCGCAAGTGCATCCGCATCAGGCCCGCTGGGCCGTGCGCGATCTGCGCCGGGGCGGCCATCTGCGCATCGTGGGCGAGCGGCGCGTGGCCTGGCGCAACCGCCCCGTCGCCGAATACCTGCCGGCCGCCCTCGCTGGCGGTCCCGCGAGCGATCTGATGGACGTCATCAGCCGCTGGCGTTCCACCTGACCCAAAGCCGTTATGTTTTTCAGACACACCCCCGCGCAGTACCCGTTTCACGGTCATGTTGAGCAGAGCGCCGAGCCTGCCATGCCTTCTCCTGCCAGCGCCCGCCAGGTGGGGGGCACGCATTACAAAGACATGGCTGTCCAGCCGTGGGACGCCATGCAATCGTGGATGAGTCCAGAGGCTTTTGATGGCTACTTGCGCGCTTGCGCCATCAAGTACTTGGCCCGGTGCGACGCCAAAGGCGGGCTGGAAGACCTGAAAAAAGCCAGGCACTACCTGGACAAACTCATCGAAGTGCGTGAGCGCGCCAATGCGTGACCTGGCCTTCCCGGCAGTTGTCAAAGTTTGCTTGACAACTGCTATAATTTCGGCGTTCTCGCGCAAAAAACGCGGGGCCGGGTGTCGCAGCCCGCAAGCATGGGCGGCTCAGGCCGCAATGAACCACCGCAGTTCTTGCGGCCTTGTCGTTTTTCGCGCCTCCAGTTTTTGGCGGCCCGGATGGGAGGGCGCAAGCCCTGCCGGTTTTGGCCTCCGCCTGTGCACCGGTCTGCGAACCCGTCCGGGCTGCCACCCAAACCCCGTTTCGCAGCGGCCGTGGCAGTTTTCGCAACTGCACAGGAGGCCGCTGATGGCATCTTCCATTTTTTACCTGCCTGATCATTTCCGTGGCGTCGCGGAAATGATCCCGGCACAAGGCGGCTGCAAATGACCGGCAGCCAACTTCCCCCCATCGACTTCAAGGGCCTGAACGAGGCCCTTTTGCGCCAAGCCGAGACGCTGCTACCCCAGTGGCTGTCAGGCGGCCAGCGGGTCGGGCGCGAATACACATGCGCCAGCCTCTCCGGCGGCGCAGGCCACAGCTGCTCCGTCAATCTGAGCAATGGCCGCTGGGCCGATTTCGCCACAGACGTGCGCGGCGGCGACCTGATCAGCCTGTACGCGGCCATCCATGACATCGCGGACGGGGCAGCCGCCCTGGAGCTGGCCCGCGCCTACGGTCTCGAAGACGTAGCGGGGGTGCGCCGCGCCAGCGGGGCCATGCCCGCCCCGCGCCCAGCGCCCAAACCGGCCCCGGCCCCGGCCCCGCCGAAGCAAGCGGCTCCGCGTGAAGGCTGGCGCACCCTCATGCCCGTGCCCGCCGGGGCCGTGCGGCCTACTTTTTTGCACCAGCACCGCGTCAAGGCGGACATCACGCACACCGCCCGCTACGAGCGCGATGGCGCGCTTTTCGGCTACGTCGTGCGTTTCCGCACCGGCGACGGCGGCAAAGACGTGCTGCCTTGCACCTTTTGCCAGAGCGACGCAGACTCATCCATGGGCTGGCGTTGGCGGCAGTTTGACGAGCCGCGCCCCCTTTACTTACCCGGCTTGTTGTCTCCAGCTGACGGCCAAACGGTCGTCATCGTCGAGGGGGAAAAAAAGGCCGACGCATTACAAAACCTGCTCACAGCCGCCCGCCCCGGCGTGTACTGCGTCGCCAGCTGGCCCGGCGGCTGCAAAGCATGGAATCGTGCCGACTGGTCATGGCTGGCCGGGCGGGATGTGCTGCTGTGGCCGGATTGCGACGCCAAGCGCGCCCCCTTGACCGCTGCCGAGCGCAAAGCCTGCGCGGGCGATGCCGCCGCCGAAAGCGCCGCCAAAGCCGCCAAGCCCCTGCTGCCGCCTGAAAAACAGCCCGGCACCCAGGCCATGTTGGCTATTGGCCATGAGCTGACGGACAAACACGCTTGCCGCGTGCAAATCCTGCCCATCCCCGCCCCAGGCGACGTCAAAGACGGCTGGGACTGCGGCGACGCCATCGAGACCGACGGCTGGACCGCCGCCCGCGTGCTGGACTTTTTCGCTCAGGCCCAGCCTCTGCCCCCCGCGCCCGGACCTGGCCTCGCCGCGCCCCCCACGGGCGGCGGCGCAGCAAGCAATCCCCCCCAGCGCCCCGCTGGCGCGAGCCAGCCTAAGGCGTCCAGCGGCCCTACGCAAGATTGGCTCGCCCCGTTTTGGGACGCGGACAAATGCCGCTGGCACGTCTCCCGCAAGCTTGTCATCAAGGCCCTGCGCCACGATCCGGCGCTGGCGGGTGTGCTGGGATACAACGAGCTAGCCAATGGCATCGAGGCCCGCCGCGCCTGGCCCTGGGCCAATGGAGAGGCCGGCCCCATAAAAGGACACACTGATCTCGCCCTCGGTCAATACCTGACCGACGCCTACGGTCTGCCATCCATCGCCCGCACCGCGCTCGCTGAGGGTATCGAGACAGTCGCGCAGGAGCAACGCTTCCACCCCATCCGAGAGTGGCTATCCAGCCTGGAGTGGGACGGCAAAAACCGAATCGACAAGTGGCTGATCCACGTGCTCGGCCACCGCCCGGACGAACTCCAGCCAGCCATGCACGAATACCTGCGGCAAGTGGGTCGCTTCTGGGTTCTTGGCATGGTTTACCGGGTCATGCAACCCGGCTGCAAGTTTGACTACTGCCCGGTGCTTGAGGGGCCAGGCGGTATGGGCAAATCCACGCTGGTTGAAACCCTCGCGACCACCGCTTTTTTCAGCGACACACACTTTGATGTGGGTAAAGGCAAAGACGGGCAGGAGCAAGTGCAGGGCTTGTGGAGCTACGAAATCGCCGAGCTGGCGAATTTCAACAAGAGCGACATCGCGCTCATCAAAGCCTTTATTACGGCCAAAGTCGATCGCTACCGTCCGGCCTACGGGCGCGTGCTCGAAAGCTACCCGCGCCAATGCGTCATGGTCGGCACCACCAACGAGCGCACCTACTTGCGAGACCGCACCGGCAACCGGCGCTTTTGGCCTGTGCCTGTGCGCCAGCGGGTCGATAACACCTGGCTCAGCAAATACCGTGGCCTGCTTTTCGCAGAAGCTTACGCGCTCTACCAGCGCGGCGAGTCCTACACGCCAACGCCCGCCGATGAAGAGCGCTTGTTCAAGCCCATGCAGGACAGCCGCCTCATCGAGACGGCCGTGCAATCCGACCTCATGCGGCTGCTGACTCGCCAGCCCATCGGCGCGGCCAGCGACGAGCAAGTCAATTGCTACAGCGCCTGCGTCACCATGAGCGATCTCGTGCGCGCCATGGGGGCGGATGCCGCCAAGTCAAATGCCGGGCTGGAAGCCCAAATCCGTGCGTTTATGGAGCATGAAGGCTGGGACTACACCCGCCGCCGCATCGGCGGCGTGCGCATGATGTGCTACGTGCGCCCGCCGAACTGGCCGCCGCAAGACGCGGACGAGCCGCCCATGGATGCGCCGCTGGCAGCCCATGAGCCGTCCGCCGCCGCGCCAACGCCCCCTGCCCCTGTAGTCAGCGGCAGCGGGGCTTCGCAGCCGCATGAGAGCGCTGACGTCGTCATCGGAGACGTGAATGCGCCCTTCTAAACCCTATTCCCACTTCTACGGAGCCGCCCTGTGCGCCGGGCGTGGCCTATGCCGCGCCCGCGCCGCAAAAGCTCCGTTTGCCAGGCCAGGCAGGAGGCGCGATTCGCAGCCCGGTCTCGTTCAGTCGCGGCATGAACGCCGCGCCTGCTGGCAAACGGCAGCCGGGAACCGGGCGGGAGCCGCCATGTAAGCGCCCGCCTGTCCAGCTGTCCACGCTGTCCAGCCTTTTTACATAGAGGTCTTGCAGCTCCCCTACAGCCCATTTCCGGGGTTGCAGCTGCTGCATTGCCTGTTTCAGGGCGGTTTGCTGGATCAGCCGGACTGCATCTGCACCGCAAAGCGCGGGCAGGCGGGCGCGGCGGCGCGCCCAGGCGCTCGCGCGCGCGGGCATCCGCCCATTTTTCATGACCTCTATACAAAAAGGATGGACACAGTGGACAAAGGACAAGCCAAGGCAAGCAAGCAAGAAATTGAGGCCGCCATCGCCACCATCAAAAACAAAATGCCGCAAACATACGCCGCCATTCATGAGCGGGCCAAAAAAAGCGGCAATCAGGTATTCGGCTGGGTTCGGCGCGGCATAGGTGGAGAGGCCAATTGCTTCTGGGCCTGCGAAAACGGCCACGTCGTCGGCACACCTTTTTCAGCCTTCATTTCTGCCGATGTCGCCCAGCTCATCGTCCAGTTTCTGCCCCGCAGCCTCATTCTTTTGCCAGTCGATGCGGGCGCAAAAACAGCTTCACCCACATAGGACTGTTTCGGCAAAGTTTCAGCATGCGCATCCACGTCACCGAAAACTTCGATCAGATCGCCCGCCAGCTGGCAGCCATGGGGGGCAACGTATTCGAGCGCGCGGCGGCCAGCGCCATGAACAAAACCGTCGCCAAGGCAAAAACCGCCATGAAGCGCGAAATTCGCGCCGAATTCAACATCCCCGCCAGCACGGTCGAAAAATCCCTGCGCATCCGCCGCGCTTATTTCCGCTCGGGAACGGTGAATCTGGAAGCCTCGCTCGAATCGCCCACGCAAAACGGCCGCGCCATGAACGTCATTCACTTCGGCGCGCGCCAAACCAAAAAAGGCGTCTCCGTCCGCATCCGCAAAGCAGGCGGGCGCTCCGTCATTTCACACGCCTTCATTGCCAATGGCGGCCGCACCGTTTTCGCCCGCGTCGGCCAATCGCGCCTGCCCATCAAGCCTGTGCGCACCATTGCCGTCGCGCAAATGTTCAATGCCCGCCGCGTGCGCGGCAAAGTCGAACAAATGGTTCGCGCCGAATTCCCGGTCGAATTCAAACGCGCCGCCGAATACTTCTCCGCCCGCCATTAACTTCACGGTTCCTTTCCAGCCATAGAAAATACGGGGGCGAAACGAGCGCGAAATCGCTCTAGTAAATAGCCTTTTGATTTACTTGACAAAATGCTTGACATTCCAGGCGCTGATTTGTTTTCAGACTTCGATCCTGAAGAAGTTGCGGCCATTCACGCTCAATATGTCAGCGAGCGCGAAGCTGATGGACAAGCGCGTGCCATTCGCAGGCAGTCACGCCACCAAATGCGCCGCGCCAAGGCCCAGGCGCACCTGGCCGAACTCCTGCCTGCCCGCTTCATGCCAGGTGAGAGTTGGCATGTCATCAGTCATGGCGACATTGACGCCCAATCTTATTTTCAGCATGCAATCAATGGCGTTGAATATTTTGATTTTGTCCTTATTTCCACTTGGTGTATTTGTAAAGACAACCTATTGGCCCTTGAATCTTGGCTGGATGCCGGGAAAATAGACCGCCTTTCATTATTGATGGGCGAAATCTTTCCAAGCCGTTACGGGGATGAATATGAATTCTCCCTGCGTTTGCAAAAAGATTACGGAGTCCAGTTTGTCGTCGCTCGCAATCACAGCAAAATAACGTTAGCCGCCAATTACGCAGAGAAATATTTTCTGGTTATCGAATCCAGCGCGAATTCAAATGCCAATCCACGCATTGAACAAACAGTGATTCACACCGATCAGGCGCTTTACGATTTTTATCTGGAGTTTTTCAGTGGCATCCGCAGCATCGACCGCGACAGCGCCCGTGCGCCCCGCTGAACTGGCCCGCCGTCTGGGCGTCAGCCGCCAGGCCGTCTCCGACCTCGTCCGGCGCGGCATCCTCACGCCTGACGCCAATGGCCGCATCGACGAAGCCGCCGCGCGTGCCGCCATCCTGTCCAGCGTCCACCCCACATCCAAAACCGTGCAAGCCGCCCAGGCCAGCGCCCCTGCCCCCATCGCCCCTGTTGCCGCTGCTCCTGCGCCTGCGCCTGCTGCCGCCCCCCAGCCCGAAGCCGCCGCCACCAATTACCACGTCGCCAAAACCATGCGCGAAGCGGCAGAGGCCCACATCGCGCGCCTGAAGCTGGCCGAAATGCGCGGCGAACTCATCCGCACCGACGCCGTGCGCGCCGTCATGTCCAACATCTTTGCCACCACGCGCGAAGCCGTGCTGCAAATGCCCGCCCGCCTGGCCCCCCTGTTGGCCGCCGAATCCGACCCCGCCGCCGTGCAAAACCTGCTGCATGCCGAACTGCACGCCGCCCTCGAATCCCTCGCCAATTCCCCGGCGGCCATCGAACACCTGGCCGCCGAACCCGCCCAGGCATGAGCATGCAAACCGCCGCCACCCGTCTTGACATCGAGCGCGCCCAGCAAATGGCCGCCGAAATCATGCGCCGCTTCCTGGCCCCCCCGCCCAACGTCTCGGTCGATGAATGGGCGGGCCGCTACCGGCACATCGCCAAAGGCCCCGAGCGCGGCCTCTGGCGCAACGAGCGAACGCCCTACCTGGTCGAACCCATGCGAGCCGCCAGTGCTTACAGCCCCTACGAGCGCGTCGTCCTGTGGTTCGCCACGCAGATGGGCAAGTCCGAATGCCTCTACAACAGCATCTTGCAGCGCATCCACACCGATCCGCAAGACATGATGATGGTGCAACCCACCCTGCAAGACGCTCAAGACCACAGCCAGCAGCGCTTTTTGCCCACCATCATCCAGACCCCCGCCCTGGATGGCCTTGTTTCCATCCGCCGCAGCCGCGACGAAACCGCCAGCTGGCGCAGCCGGTCGATTCAGGGCGGCTTCGCCCTCTTTTTCGGCGGGGCCAACAGCGCTGCATCCCTGGCATCCAAGCCCATCGGCTTTGCCGTGGCCGACGAAGTCGATAAATGGCCGGCCGACGTCGACAACGAAGGCCCTCCCCTGGGCCTGCTCGAAGAGCGCATGAGCAACTTCGCCCGCCGCAAGCTGCTCATCGCCAGCACCTGCACCATCAAAGGGCAATCCCTGATCGAGGCCGAATACCTCGCCAGCGACCGCCGCCGCTACCACGTCCCCTGCCCGCATTGCGGCGAATACCAAGTGCTGGAGTGGGGCGCAAAAACCCCCTGGGGCCTGAAGTGGCTCAAAAGCCCCAGCGGCCAGGCCCGCCCCGAAACCGCCCACTACGTTTGCCGCCATTGCGGCGCGGCCATCGAAGAGTGGCAAAAAGACACCATGCTGCAAGAAGGCCGCTGGATAGCCGACGCCCCCGGCGCGGGCATGGGCAAGCGAGCGGGCTTTTGGCTCAACAAGCTCTACAGCCCCCTCGGATGGAAATCATGGGCCTCACTGGTCGAAGAGTGGGAACAGGCCCTGGCCGAACAGCGCAAGGGCAACACCGCTCCCCTCAAAAAATTCAAAAACTCATCGCTCGCCGAAACGTGGGAAGAAGAAGGCAGCGGCGCAGACGGCAAAAGCCTGGCCGCCCGCGCTGAAGACTACCCCCTGGGGGCCGTCCCAAGGGGTGGCCTCATGCTCACCATGGGCGTCGATACACAGCCCGACCGGCTCGAAGCCCGCGTCTGGGCCTGGGGCCGGGGGGAAGAATCATGGCTGGTCGACCGCCACATCATCTACGGTGACCCCAATCTTGACGAAGGCACCGAAGGCAGCCCATGGACGCGCCTGACCGAAATCCGCGCAACCCCATTGCTGACACCAGGCGGCGCGCAAATGCTCATCGAAGCCACCTGCATCGACTCCGGCGGCCACAACACCCACGCCGTTTACGCCTACTGCCGCAACCACGCGCATGGCAACGTGCTTGCCATCAAAGGCGCAAGCACTTACGGCCGCCCCGTCATCGGCTCGCCCCGCCACATCGACGTCAACTGGCGCGGCAAAACCATTGCGCGCGGCGTCAAGCTCTGGCAGATCGGCACCGACACCGCCAAGCACCTGCTGCACGGCCGCATGCGCATTGACCGCGTCGGCCCCGGCTATGTCCACGTCCCCAAATCGCTCGTGCCCACCGACGAATTCGAGCAAATGACCGCCGCGCGCCTGCTGCCCGCCACCGTCAATGGGCGCGCCGTCATGCGCTGGATCACCCCCGCAGGCAAGCGCGAAGAGGCGGGCGACGCCTTCGTCTACGCCTACGCCGCCGCCTGCTGGCTCGGTATCCAGACCCTGCGCGAAGGCGGCTGGGCGCGGCGCGAAGCCCGCTACGGCCCCGCTACCGGCGGCCTGTTTGACGAGCCGTCCCCTGCACCGGCTCCCACTGCCCCCATGCCTGCATCCGCGCCTGGCGACGCCCCGCCAGCCGCCGCCCCGGCTGTCGCGGCTACGGCGGCCGCCCGCCCGGCGGACCAAAACGCGCCTGCCACCCCCCCCAGCCTCGCCTGGCTCATCAACCCATCATGAACGCACCATGCCCGCCCAGCCCGAAAACACCCTTGCCCTGCTCGAACACGAAATCCGCGCCGCGCTCTACGCGCACGGCGTCGCCGCCCCAGACGATGCAGCCCAATCCATCATCACCCGCCTGCAAACCTGCATGGGCGGCGCGCCCCTTTACCTGCCCAAAACAGGCCGCCACCGCCGCCAGGAGCGCGACACCGCCATCCGCGCCCGCTTCAACGGCCGCAACGCCGCCGACCTTGCGCGCCAATACGGCCTGAGCCTGCGCCGCGTGCAGCAGATTGTCGGCATGTGTTAAGCCCTGGCCTCTGACGTCGCGCGAAGCATTTTTAGAAAATTTCGCATGGCTATTTCGCGCCCATCCCGCCAAAGTTGCGGGCATGGGCCTTTACTCGCACCTGACCGACGCCGAGCTGCACGCCAAGCGTGACAGCCTGCTCGCCTCCATCGAGGCGGCGGCCACCGGCGTGGCCAGCGTGGCTTTTGGCGGGCGCACCATTGCCTACCAAAACAACCTGAGCGAGGCTCGCCGCCTGCTGGCGGAAGTCTCGGCTGAAATCGCGCGGCGCGAGGGCAACCCCCGCCACCGCCCCTTGTATCTGGTGGGGTGACGCATGGCAAGCCTGCTCTCCCGCCTCTGGCCCTTCAGCCCGCGCGCCGCCTCTGCGCCTTCGCCCGCCCCCGCCATGTCCAGCCACACGGGCGCGGGGTCGGAACCGCACCTGGCCTCCTGGAACCCCTACCCAGGCAGCGCCGACGCTGACCTCCTGCCCGACCTGTCCACCCTCATGGCCCGCTCGCGTGACCTCTCGCGCAACAACGGACTCATGACCGGCGGCATGCAGACCCTGCGCGACAACATCGTCGGCAGCACCCTGCGCCTGTCGGCCCTGCCGGATTACCGTCTGCTCGGCTGGAGCCGTGAAAAAGCCCGCGAATGGGCCAATGATGTTGAGGCCCAGTTCCGCAGCTGGGCCGACACCGCCGAATGCGACGCCGCCCGCACCCTCAACCTGCTGGGCCTCACCTTGCAAATGCTGGGCGGGGCCATGCTCAACGGCGACGCCGTCGCCCTGCCCCTGTGGCTGCCGCGCCCCGGCCAGGCATGGGCCACCCGGCTGATGATCGTCGAGGCTGACCGCCTCTGCACCCCGCCTGAAAAACGCGGCGCGGAAGACGTGCGCGGCGGCATCCGCTTTGGCCCGCACGGCGACCCGCTGGCTTACTACATCCTCAAAAAACACCCCGGCGACGCCCTGCTTGGCAAAGGCATGGACTACGCCGAATGGGAAGAGATCCCCGCCTTCACCGCCTGGGGCCGCAAACGCGTCATCCATCTGCACGACAAAGAGCGCAGCGGCCAAAGCCGTGGCAAGCCCGTCGTCGCTGGCGTCATGCGCGAGTTGCGCATGGCGGGCGAGTACGCCAGCAACGAGCTGAAGGCCAGCGTCACCAACTCGCTCATCGCCGCCTTTTTGGAGAGCGACCAAGACACCCAGAGCATGGCCGAAATGCTGGGTGACGGCGCAGCCGCCTTCAACGCCCAGATTGCTGACTCCGCCCGCGCCGCCTTCAGCCGCCTGCGCGGTCCCGCCCTCATCACCATCCCGCCTGGCACGCGCGTCAATACCGTCGCGCCGGGCCGCCCCAATCCGGCCTTCGACGCCTTTATGAAAGCCGCCCTGCGCCACATTGCGGCGGGCATGAACATGCCTTACGAGCTTTTGCTCAAGGACTTCAGCCAGACCAGCTACAGCAGCGCCCGCGCCGCCTTGCTCGAAGCCTGGCGCTACTTCAACGGCCGCCGCCGCTGGATCACCGACTACTTCCTACGCGACGTCTACGACCTGTGGCTGGAGGAAGCCGTCAATTCCGGCCGCGTGCAAGCCCCCGGCTACTACGACCGCCGCTACGCCTACGCCCGCGCCCGCTTCCTCTTTGGCGGCCGGGGCTGGGTCGATCCCGTCAAAGACGCCCAGGCCGCCGAAATCCGCCTGCGCGCGGGCCTATCCACGCTCGAAAGAGAGTGCGCGGATCAAGGCGAAGACTGGGAAGAAGTCATGGATCAGCAACAAACCGAGCGCCGGATGCTGCAAGAGCGCGGCCTCGATTTTTACGGCGTCACCCGCCAAACCGCCACCGGCAAAAGCATCGCCCCGCCTGACGGCCCCGGAGCGGGCGACGCCGAAGCCTCCGAAAAGGACACCGTCGCATGAGCGCCTACCCCCACCTGGCCGCCCGCCTGTTCAACACGCCCCTGATGGTTCTGCCCGCCAAGCTGGACGCCATCATTGCCGGCCTCGGCGGCCGCCTGCTGGGCGTCGATGGACTGACCTTGCCCGCCGCCCAGAGCGCCGCCCCGGAAATGCTCAGCACCCGCCGCAGCGAACAGCACCCCGGCGGCTGGCGTCTGGACAACGGCGTGGCCGTCATCGACGTGCGCGGCGCGCTCGTGCACCGCTCGCGGCTGGAAGCCGACAGCACCAGCTTGCTCGGCTATGACACCATCGCCGCCGCCTTCCAAAGCGCCCTCTCGTCTGACGACGCCCGCGCCATCGCCCTCGTCATCGACTCCCCCGGCGGCGAAGTCCAGGGCGCTTTCGAGCTGGCCAGCCGCATCCATGCCGCGCGCGGCCAAAAACCCGTCATTGCCATCGCCGACGGCATGGCCGCCAGCGCCGCCTACCTGATCGCCAGCGCCGCCGACGAAGTCCTCGCCACCCCCACCAGCTACACCGGCTCCGTCGGCATCGTCATGCGCCACGTCGACATGAGCCGCGCCTTGTCCAAAGAGGGGCTGCAAGTCACCCACATCTTTGCCGGGGCGCACAAAGTCGATGGCAACCCCTACGAGCCGCTGCCCGGCAACGTGCGCCACGCCCTGCAAGCGGACATTGACGACCTGTACGGCGACTTTGTTCAGGCCGTCGCCCTGCATCGCGGCCTGCCAGAGCACGCCGTGCGCGACACCCAGGCGCAGGTGTACCGGGGCGCTGCCGCCCTGCCGACCGGCCTCATCGACCGCATCAGCACCGTGGACGACGCCATAGCCCAGCTGGCCGCCCTCGTTGCCGCCCCCGCACCCAAAAAAGCTATGGCTGCACCCAACAGGAAAGGAAACACCATGACCCACCCCGAAGCCACGGCGGCACCTGCCGCCCAGGAACAAGCCCTGCAAGCCGCCCGCGAGCAAGGCCACGCCGCCGGTTTGAGCGAAGGCATCCGGCAAGGCACACAAGCCGAGCGCGAACGCACCGCCGCCATCCTCGGCCACGAGCGCGCCGCCGCCTGCCCCGATCTGGCCCGCCAGTGCATCGCCACCGGCCTCACCGCCGAGCAAGCCAGCGCCATTTTGGGCGCGGCCCCTGCCCCTGCCGCCACGGCCAGCGCGGGCTTTGCCCAGCACATGGCCGCTCTCAATCCCGCCGTCAGCGGCATCGAGGCGTCCAGCCCGGCAGACGAAACCGCCGCCCTTGCCGCCCAGGTCTTGCAACACGCGCGCCACGCCTGAACCAAGGAGCCACCATGACACACGCCTCATTTCGCACTGACGGCATCTACACCCCCGACAGCCTGCTCGCTGGCAACGCCCACCTGCTGGTTTCGCGCCGCATCACGGTCGCCTCGGGCGAAAACCTCAAGCGCGGATGCGTCCTCGGCAAAGTCACCGCCGACGGCAAATACAAGGCCAGCGCTGCCGCCGCCAGCGACGGCAGCCAGACCCCCGACCTCATCCTGGCCGAAGACATCGACGCCACCAGCGGCGACAAAACCGCCCTGGCCTACGCACGCGGCGACTTTGCCGCCAGCGCCTTGAGCTTCGGCACGGGCCACGACGCCGCCAGCGTCACCGAGGCCCTGCGCACCAAAGGCATCACCCTGCTGGCCGCCGCCTGACCGTCCCCGCTGAAAGGAAAACACCATGAACATTTTTGACACCGCCGTCCTGATCCGCGTCGTGCAAGAGCTGATCGCGCCCGCGCCCTTTTTCCTGAACTCGTTTTTCCGCGCCCTCCAGACCGAAACCAGCGCCGAAATCCATTTTGACGTGAACAAAGGCAGCCGCCGCCTGGCCCCTTTTGTCTCCCCCATCGTCGCCGGGCAGGTCGTGCGCAGCGAGGGCTACAGCACCCAAACCTTCAGCCCCGCCTACATCAAGGACAAACGCGTCTTTGACCCCAATCGCCCCTTCAAGCGCCTGGCGGGCGAACGCATCGGTGGCGAACTCGCCCCCGCCCAGCGCATGCACGCCCTGCTCGCCAGCGAGCTGCAAGACCAGCTGGACATGCTCACCCGCCGCCAGGAAGTCATGGCCGTCGAAGCCCTGCGCCGGGGCAAGGTGGTTATCGAGGGCGAACACTACCCGCGCGTCGAGCTGGACTTTGGCCGCCATGCCGATCTCACCGTTGCTCTCACCTCCACCGCCCGCTGGGGCGAAAGCGGCGTCAGCCCCTTCAAGGACGTGCAAGACTGGTCGATGCTCGTCACCAAGCACAGCGGAGCCATGGCCAACATCGTCGTCATGGACGTCAAGGCGTGGGAGCTGTTCAGCCAGGACGCGCAAGTCCAAAAGCTGCTTGATCGCTTCCGGGGGCAAGACGCCCTGCACCCCACCGTCATTGGCGAAGGAGGCCGCTTCATGGGCAGCCTCGGCAGCCTGGACATCTACGTGCATGCGGGCTGGTACGAGGACCCATCCACCGGGCAGCTCACGGCCTACCTGCCAGACTACACCGTCATCGTCACCGGCCCCGACCTCGAAGGCGTGCGCGCCTACGGAGCCATCCGCGACGAAGACGCGGGCTTCCAGGCGCTCCCTTACTTTGCCAAGAGCTGGAAAGAAAACGACCCGAGCGTGCGCTACCTGCTCATGCAAAGCGCCCCGCTCACAGTTCCGTACCGCATCAACGCCAGCTTCTGCGCCACCGTCCGCTAACGGAGCCTGCCATGCAAGTCATCGCCCTCGTCACACTCTGGCCCGGCCCCATCGCCCCCGGTGAGCAGGCCGAAGTACCCGACGAACAAGCCCAGGCGCTCATCGCGCGAGGCTTGGCCAGCGCCCTGCCCGGCGACGCGCCTGCGGCCAACCCGCCAGCGGGCAAGCCGGGCCGCAAGTCCAAAGCACCGCAACCCGCAGCCGCCGCCACGCCCGACGCCGCCGCGCCTGCAGCCGCCGCCACGCCCGACGCCGCCACGCCCGCAGCCGCCGCCACGCCGGAAGCGCCGCCGTCTGGCTCTGAGATGGTGTAAGCCATGCCCCTGCCCGCCTTCGCCGCCCAGGAAGCCCGTGCCAACGCGGCTGTCATGAGCCACCTGTCCAACGCCACCGCCAGCTTTGCGGGCCAGCCTCCGCTGCCCGTCATTTTTGAGCGCGACTACGTCGAGGCAGAGGGCATGGCAACTAGCGTGCCCCTCATCCGCTTGCCCAGCGCCAGCGTCCCTGGCTCCGTCCGGGGCCTGCGCGTCACCGTGCAAACGCAAGCCGGGGCCAGCCACTGGCGCGTCGCCGAACACCACCCGGACGGCGCGGGCCTGTCCACCCTGTACCTGGAGCAAGCATGACCGTCTTTACCCGCCTGCGCGAGCAACTAGCCCAGGCGCTGCTGGCTGCCCCTGCCCTGGCCGATGGCCGCATCTACATCGAGCGCGACCGCCCCATCGCGCAAGAAGAACCCGACGCCATCGTCATTCGCCTGCTCTCGGCAGACGCCAGCCAGAAAGTGCATGACCACACCGACTGGTTCGTGGCCGTCTCCATTGAGTGCAACGCCCGCGCCGCCAGCGCCGCTGCTGCCGCCGAACGTGCCGAAACCCTCGCCGCCCAGGCATGGCAACGCCTTTTTGCGCTGGCTGACCCGGACATGGAGCGTCAGGGCGTCGAGTGGCAGCACGCCGCTGAAGACACCCCCATCGCCCAGCTTGCCATGCGCGTCATGGCCCTCGTCCGCACCCCACAAAGCAGCCTCGAAAGCACCCCATGAGCCGCAAAACACCGCCAGCCGAAACGCCTCCGCCGCCTGCCCCGACCTCGCCCCAGCCGCCCGCGCCTGCCGTCATGCCCCGCCAAGGCGGCCGCTGGCAGCGCGAAGCCGACGGCACCCTCACCGAACTGCCCCTGAACCACACCTGAAGGACGCATCATGGCCCGCAAGATCAAAAAGACCCTCATCCTCGCCAAACTCGAAACCACCCAGGGCACCGACGCCGCCCCCGCCGCTGCTGACGCCCTGCTCATCAGCGACGCTACATTCAGCGTCGAATACGACAACAAAGACCGCAACCTCATCCGCCCCACCATGGGCCACGGCGGCACCCTCGTCGGCACCCGTCATCTCAAAATCGACTTCAGCGTCGAGCTGGCTGGCAGCGGCACGGCGGGCGACGCCCCCGCCTGGGGCCGGTTGCTGCTGGCCTGCGCATTTGCAGAGACCGCCACGCCGGGCCAGATGGTCGAATACACCCCCGTCTCCGACGCGCTGAAAAGCCTCACCATCAAGTACAGCGCCGACGGCGTCATTCACACCGCCCTCGGCTGCATGGGCACCGTCACCTTCGACATGACCGAAGGCGAGCGCCCCACGCTCAAATTCAGCTTCGTCGGCTTTGACGGCGGCAGCCAGGCCGCCGCCGCCCCCACGCCCAACTACACCGCGTGGAAGATGCCGCACATCGTCAACACGCACAACAGCGGCAAGCTCACTTTCGGCGGCACCTACGCCACCGGGGCCATCACCGGCGGCGACAGCTTTTGCAGCAAGGGCCTGACGCTCAACATGGCAAACGACGCCAAGTACTTGGCTCTGCTGGGGTGCAACAGCATCGACATCACCGACCGCAAGCCTGCGGGCAGTTTTGCCCTGGCCCTGCCAGCGGACAAGGAGGTTGCCATGCGCGCCGAAATCAACCAAAACACTCCCACCAGCATCAGCCTGCTGCACGGCACGCAAGCGGGCGAAAAAGTCCTGCTCCACATCGCCCGCGCCGTGCGGCTGAATCCCAAATACGAAGACTCCAACGGCCAACTGCTCCTGGCGTGCGACTTCAACGCCGAACCCGTCAATGGCGACGACGAACTTCGCATCGTTTGCCTGTAAGCCCCTCTTCAACCCTTTCTGCAAGCCCTGATATGACCGACCAAGCCAAATACCAGCTCGCCATTGACAACACCGTCGATTTCCCCGTCACGCTCGAAATCAAAAGCGGCCGCGTCACCAAAACCTTCAACATGCGCCTGACGGGCCGCCGCCTGAGCGTGCCCGAATGGAACCGTTTCTTTGGCCCCAATGCCGACAACCCCAGCCTCACCACGGCAGACTTTCTGCGCGAACACATCACCGACTGGCGCGACCAGCGCCTGGTGGTCGATGACAAAGGCATCCAGGCCCCCTTCAGTCCCGAAGCCTTCGACATTTTGCTGAGCGTCGTCGGCGCGGAGATGATCATTTTTATCGCTTACCAAAAAGCCCTCTTCGCCAGCGACGGCGACGCTGGCCGCCGAAAAAACTCGCAGAGCTGACCCGCCTTTGGGCAGCGGGCCAGCTCACCAGCCCCACAGCGCCCGCCGACGAGCCTGAACAAGACGGCCTGTCCGACGCCGCCGCCGCCTTTGGCATCCGCATCGAGGGCGACGCCCCGGCAGACGCTCCCGCGCCCCGCGCCGTCCTCTGGCCCGACAACGTGGACGCCTGGCGCGTCTGGCAGTCCGTGCAAACCCAGTGGCGTTTCGCCCCCCTGGGAATGGCCGGAGCCATGCAAACCGGGCTGGACTACGCAGGCGTGCTGGCTTGGCTGCAAGCCAGCGGCATCCCGCGCAACAACTGGCCTCGCCTCATGGGCGACCTGCAAGCCTGCGAGACCGCCGCGCTCGATATCTGGGCCAGGCAGGCCCGCAAAAAACAAGATTGACTTCCCATCATGGCTTTAATTCCCTCGAATTCGAGGGAATTAGAAAGGCCCGCAAAAAACAAGATTGACCTCCTATCATGGCCCTTGCCGACATCCCCGCCCGCATCCGCCTCTCCCTCGAGGGCAGTCAGGCCGTCGTGCGCGACCTCAAAACCGTCGAGCGCGGTTTTGCATCCGCCAAAAGCGCCATGGTCGCCTTCGCGGGCGGCCTCAGTGTGGCCGCATTTACAGCCAAGATCGTTGAGGTGCAGCGCGAATTTGACGTACTCAACAGCTCGCTGATCACCGTCACCGGCTCCAGCCAGGCCGCTGCGCGGGAAATGGAGTGGATCAAAAAATTCGCCAAGGAAACCCCCTTCGGCCTGGCCCAGGCCACACAGGCATTCGTCAAAATGAAATCGCTGGGGCTAGACCCCAGCCGCGAGGCCCTCACCAGCTACGGCAACACCGCCTCGGCCATGGGCAAAGACCTCAATCAAATGATCGAGGCCGTCGCGGATGCCGCCACCGGACAGTTTGAGCGCCTGAAAGAGTTTGGCATCACCGCCAGCAAACAAGGCGACAAAGTCGCGTTTACGTTTCAGGGCATCACCACCACCGTCGGCAAAAACGCCGCCGACATCACCCGCTACTTGCGCCAGATCGGCGAGGTCAATTTCGCCGGGGCCATGCTGGAGCGCACCAAAACGCTCGATGGAGCCATCGGCAGCCTGGGGGATGCCTGGGACAACCTGCTGCTCCGGGTCAGCCAAAGCGGCCTGGGCGCAGCCATCTCTGGCGCAGTCTCTACCGCAGACAAGGCGCTCACCTGGCTGGCGGACAACATCGACGATATCGGCGCGGCGCTTGTCACCGGCAGCATGGCCGTTGGTGCCGCGCTGCTCATCACCAACTTGGGGGCTATCGCCAGCGCCGCCGTTGCCGCCGCTGGCGCGATGCTGAAATTCGCGCTCTCCATGGGGGCTTTCGGCGTGGCCACCGCCGCCGTGGTCGGCCTCACGGCCGCTTACATGGCGTTCAAAGACGAATTCGATGGCACAGGCGAAGATGCCATGCGCCTGGGCAACATGTTCGCCGTCGCCTTCGACATGATCACCGGCAAGGCGCAAGACGCGGCTGCCGCTGTGTCCGAAGCCGCATCTACCAGCGCCAGCGAACAAGGCAAGGCCGCCACCAGCACCGTCGGTTTCTGGGAGCGCGCCTTGCGCGGCATCGCCGACGTGCTGGACATGGTCGCCAGCCTGACCCTGGGGGTTTGCGATGGCATTGCGGCGTCTTTCGTTGCCGTCGGTCAGATCGTGCGCAACGCTTTTGCGCAGGCTTTCAACGGCATTGCCGCGATGGCCGAAAACACCCTCAACGTCATTGCCGACAAATACAACAAGCTCCCGTTTCTGCCCGGCAAGATCCGCGCCAGCCAATTTGGCCGCATGAGCACCGAGGGGGCCACGTCCCTGTCCGACGTCGGCGATGCCTTCAGCCGGGGCATGGCCAGCAACATCCGCACGGATTGGAGCGAAAAGGCCGACGCCTACATCGCCGCCGTCAAAGCCAAAAACGCCGTCGATGACCTCTCCAAGTCCGCCCAGGCCGCCGGAACCAGCCTGGCCAAGGCGGGCGAAAAAGGGGCCAAGGGCCTCAAAAAAGCCAAGGATGAGGCCATGGAGCTGTTCAACCGCCTGCAAGCCAAGCAAGCAGGCGTCGATCCCAGCTACTACGCCGACCTGCAAAAGCTCTACTCGCTCTACACCCAAGGCCGCATCAGCCTTGACGATTACCGCGCCGCTGTCACCACCCTGATCAGCGAGCAAAAGTACGCGCAAGATGCCGCCCGCGAGCTGAAAGAAGAAGAAGACAAGCTCAAAAAAGCGCGCGAAGAGCACGAAAAAACCGTCGAAAACCAGATCAAAAGCGCCCAGGAAATCCTGGCGAATCTCGAGTTTGAAACCCGCTTGATCGGACTGAATGCCGCCGAGCGCGAAAAAGCCACCCTCATGCGCGAACTCGAGCGCCAGGGCATCGAGCGCGGCACGGTCGCGTGGCAGCAATACGCCGCCGCCATCGGCGAAGCCATCAAGCGCAAGCGCGCCGCCACCGACCTGCAAGAAGCGAAAAAACAGATGCAGGACGAGTGGCAGCGCACCACGGACGACATCAACAAGTCCCTCACTGACGCCCTGTTTCGCGGCTTCGAGGACGGCAAAGGCTTCGCCAAAAATTTTCGCGACGCCCTCAAAAACATGTTCCGCACGCTGGTGTTGCAGCCCCTCATCCGGCCCATCGTCGCGTGGTCTGGCGGCATGCTCTCCATGCTGATGAGCGGCCCGTCAGGCGCGGCCCAAGGTGGCGCAGGCAGCGGGCTGGGCAACATGGGCGGCTTCAATTTCGGCGGCTTCGGCGGCATGAACAACCTGGGCATGCTGGGCAGCTACGGACAGATGTTCGCCAACGGCGCGACTCTTCTGCAACAAGGCTGGGGCGCGTTTTCGGACAACTTGGCCGCCCTGTGGGCCAACGGCCAATACGGCAGCGCCTTCGCATCCGGAGCCGGAGCCGCCATGTCCGCCCTCGGCGGCATCTTTGGCGGGCGCGCCGTCGGTCAGGCCCTGAGCGGCGGCTACTCCGCCTGGGGCCGCAGCGGCAACAGCGCCGTCAATACCGGCACGGCAGCAGGCGCGGCCATTGGCTCCATCATCCCCGGCGTCGGCACTGCCATCGGCGCGCTGGTAGGCGGCGCGCTGGGCGGCGTGGTCAATCGCCTGTTTGGCCGCAAGCTTAAGGATTACGGCATCGAGGGCACGTTTGGCGGCGAAGAGGGCTTTTCCGGGCGGGCGTGGAAATACTACAAAGGCGGCTGGTTCCGCTCGAACAAAACCCGCTACGAAACACTGGATGAAGAGACGCGCCAGACGCTGGCAAAGCCATATCAGGCCGTGCGCGATCAACTGCGCGCCTACGCCGAAGCGCTGAATATCCCCACGGACAAGCTCAACAGCGTCACACACACCCTGCGGCTGAGCTTGCAGGGGCTGAAACCGGAAGAAATCCAGCAGCGCTACACCGAAGCCTTGGGCGCGGCGCAAGAAGCACTGGCCGAGTCGCTCTTGCGCGAAGCCGAGGGGCAGCAGATGGAGCGCCTGGCGCGCGGCCTGGTGGAAAACTTCACCGTCAAAGCGCAGGATGCCGCCGTCCAGCTGCAAACACGCAGCTACTTCCGGCGCGACGGCGAGACCGCCGTGCAAACGCTTGAGCGCATGGCCGCCAGCCTCGCCACCGTGAACAGTGCCTTTGCCCTGCTGGGCCGCACCCTGTTTGAAGCCAGCGTGCGCAGCGGGGACATGGCAAGCCGCCTGGTCGAACTGTTCGGCCAAGGCCAAGAAGGCCGCAACGCCTTCAGCCAGGCCGTCGGTAGCTACTACCAAAACTTTTACAGCGAGACCGAGCGAAAAGAGAATGCCCGCCGCGCCATCACGCAACAGATCCAGGACCTGGGCCTGAAAGCGCCGGACTTGCAATCTGCCAACGCCCGCGCGCAGTTTCGCGCGCTGGTAGACGGCCTTGATCTGACCACAGATGCTGGCCGCCGGGCCTTCGCCGCGCTCATGCGATTGCAAGGCGCGGTGGCAGAAGTCACCGAAGCCGCAGAGGATGCCACGCAAGCCGAGCGCCGCCGCGCCGAAGCGCTGAAAGAGGCGCTCGACGCCGCGGAAAAAGCCACGGATGCCGCCTTGTCCGCGCTCGAAAAAGCCATTGACCGGCAAATCGGCAGCCTGCAAACCGCCCTGCAAGCGGCGCAAGACCTCGCCAGCGAAGCGCGCTCCGTCATGCAGACGGCGCATGCGGCAGCGCGCCAGCTCTACGGCCAAACGGGCGCGGGCAACGCCATGCTGGCGGCCCAAGGGCAAGCCTTCATCCGCAACGCCCTGACGTCTGCCCGCGCGGGTGTGTTGCCCGATGCCACCGAGTTGAGCCGCGCCATCGAGGCCGCACGCGGCGGCCTGACGATGGACAACTATGCAACCGTGGCCGAATACGAGCGCGACCAGCTCGTCATGGCCGGGCGCTTGCAGGAGATCGGCGACAAAGCGGGCGGGCAACTCACGCTGGCCGAGCAGCAGGTGGCACATCTCAAGACGCAAATCGACCTGCTCACCCAGCAAAAAGAGTACTGGCGCGAGCAGATTGCGGCCATGCGCGGGCAGGGCGAGGCCCTGCGCTCGATCGACCAAGCGCTGGACTGGCTCCGCCAAAAAATGCAAGCCGAGCGCGCGGCGCAGCAGGCCGCAAACGGCAGCGCCACGGGCCAGTCCGGCAGCGCAGGCGGCAGCGGATCGGGCTTCGGCCCCGGCCCGGCCACGCCCGCGCACACGCTCTCCTACGACGCAAACACGGGCCGTCTGGATGTCGGTGGCGGCACATACATCGATTTCCGCTCGGGCGAGCGGCATTACGCCGACGGCAGCGTGGGCCGCCTCAACCGCGCCGAGCTGGACTTGTTCCGCTACCGGGCGCTTGAGCGCGGCATCCGCATCCCCCAGTTCGCCGCTGGCGGCTGGCATCGAGGCGGCCTTGCCCTGGTGGGCGAAGAGGGGCCGGAGCTGGTGCATTTCGCCCAGCCCGCCCGCATCTACAACAGCGCCGACACGCGCGGCATGCTGGCTGGCGGCAGCGGCAGCAGCGCCGAAGTGGCCGCCTTGCGGCAGGACGTCGCCGCCCTGCGCGCCCTGCTGGAACGCATCGCCGACGCCTCGCAGCGCAGCGCCGACACCTTGCGCAACGTCACATCCGAGACGGGCGGCGGCGCGTTTGCCATGATGGAGGTCGCGCCGTGAAAGTCACCGAGCCGCTGCACATCACCGAAGCGATGCTGGCGCACTCCAGCATCGCCGAGCCAGCGCCGGGCGAGCCTGCCATCTGGACAAGCGGCACGGCCTACCGCGTGGGCCAGCGCGTCACGCGCACGCAGACGCACCGCATCTACGAGTGCGTCAAGGATGTTCAGGGCCGCGCCGCCGCCACGCCGGAAAGCGCCGCCGACCTCTGGAAAGACATGGGGCCGACGGCGCGCTGGAACATGTTTGCGCTGGACCGCAACACGCCCAGCACATCGAGCGACCCCATCCGCGTCCGCATCAAAGTGCCTGGTCGCATTGATACCGTGGGCCTGTTCGGCGTGCGCGGGCGCAGCGTGCTGATCGTGATGCGGGACAGCGCGGGCGCAGAGGTCTACCGGCACGAAACCAGCATGGTGCGCCGCATCTCGATGCGGTGGAGCGACTACTTTTTCGGGGGCTTTGACGCCGCGCAGGTGGAGTCCCTACTCCGCTTTGACCTGCCGCCCGTGCCAGGCGCAACGCTGGAAGTCACGGTCTCCGGCGGGGCCGGGCCTTACGGCTTGGCCGCGCTAGTGATAGGTAAAAGCTATTACATCGGCGCAGCCCAATACAACGCCCAAAGCGACGCCCTGAACTTTTCCCGCATGGACAGGCAGGCCGACGGCACCACCATTTTGCTGCCGCGCCGCAATGTGCCGCGCGTCGATATCCGCTTGGTAGGGCCAGCCGAGCTGACGCCGCTGATCTACGCCTTGCGCCCCCGCTTGCTGGGCAAGGTGGTGATTTGGAGCGGTCTGGATGACCAGAAAGAACACCCGTATTTCGAGCCGGTTTTGAGCCTGGGCTTTGCCCGCCGCTGGCAGATTGACCTGGCCTACCCGCGAAACATTTTGCAAACGCTTGAGATTGAAGATTTTTAAGGAGAGGATGCATGCCCCTTGTAACCCCCTCGGCCATTTCGCCGCTGCCGACGCCGCCGTCCAGCAGCGATCCGGCCAATTTCGACGCCCGCGCGGATGCGTTTTTAGGCGCGCTGCCCGGCTTGCAATCCGAAGCCAATGCCCTGGCGCAAAACCTGCACGCCAACGCAACATTCGCCACCGGACAAATGGCGTCTGACCTGCTGGCGGCAGGCCAGGCGCGAACGGCCGCCGCGCAATCTGCCGCACAAGCCGCGCAGCACGCCGCCAGCGCGGGCGCGGCCAGCAACGCCCGCTCATGGGAGTCGGGGCAATCGTGGCGCGTCAATGACGTGGTTTGGGGTGTGTCCACCCCCGGCGTTCTTTACCGCTGCATCGCCGCGCACTCCGGCAGCAGCACGCCGCCGGAGCGGGACGCTACCCACTGGGCCAGCATCGGCGCGCGCATCGCCGCCGACCCGCTGGCCGGGCCAGCCAGCGTCACGTTCGAGCGTGACGCGCAAGGCCGCCTGATCAAGACCGTGGCACTGGTGGATGGCAAGACACAGACCGACACGTTCGAGCGCGACCCGCGCGGCTTGATTGTCAAAACCGTCACCGCCTGGGACGGCAAAACGCGCACCGAAAGATACACGCGCGACGCCGCCAGCGGCTCCATCACTCAAATGACTGCGGAGGTGGCATGAGCACATCCCAAACTGTTTTTGCGGCGCTGGATGACTTGTCGCGCGCCACATTCGCCCGCCGCACCGTCTGCTACATCGCCGCCAGCCAGGTGTGGACATGCCCGGCCGATGGCTGGCTGGTGATCCGTTGCCTGGGCGCGGGCGGAAGCGGGGCCTACAGCGCCATGAACGTAGCCACGCAAGGCGCTACCGGCGGCAGCGCCGGGACGGTCGGCATCAAGCGCGTCCGCGTCTCGCGCGGGCAGCAATTTACAGTCACCATCCCCGCAGGCGGCGCGAAGCAGTCGAGCCATGAATCAGGTAATGCGGGCGGCACGCTCACTGTGCAGGGGCCGGGCGTCAATATCTCGATCCCTGGCGGGCCAGGCGGCGTCCAAGGCGTGGCAGGCACAACCAACCCTGACGCCGCTGACCCTACGGGGCTGGACTGGTTTATCAAGTCCGCACGTAATGCAGTCGTTGCGGGTCAAGCAACGGGAGGGGCCTCGCCTGCTTTGCTGGTCGGCAGCACCAGCCACGCATCATCCTCGGCATCTGGCGCTGGCGTCAATGGCGCATCAGCATTGATGGGCACTTTTACATCCGCTGGGGGCTTGCCGCCGATAGACGTCAGTCACTGCTGGCTGCTGGTCGATGTGTCCGGCGCTCTGGCGTACTTTGATAACACCGGTCGCATTCTCTCGCGTAGCGGGCAGGGCGGTTACGGCGATCAGGGAGGTGGTTTCGGAGGCGGCGGCGGCGGCAACACTGGGCGCCCCGGTAGCGGAGGCGGTGTAGGCGGGGGTGGCGGTGGATATCGCACACCATCCTATGGCTCCGGCTCCGGCAGCGGCTCTGGCGAGGGCGGCCCCGGCTTTGTCACTTTCGAGCTGTTGGAGGCGCAACCATGACCGGCCAAGTTTTCGAGATTCTGGACGGCGGCGGGGCCGTCATCAACCGCATCGTGGCCTGCCCGGCCTTTGTCGAGCAAGCCTATCCGGGCCGCTGGCGGCTGGCCGCCGCGCCGCTGGAACCGGCCGCGCCGCCTGCCGTGCCCGAAAAAGTGACGCGCGCCCAGGGCAAAGCCGCGCTCTACAAAGCCGGTCTGTTGTCAAAAGTAGAGGACTACGTCCAGGCCCTGCCCGAGGGCGACGACAAGGCGTTCGCCCAGTTCGCCTTGCATGACTGCCCGCACTGGGAGCGCAGCAGCGTGTTTCTCAACAGCGCCGCCGAGCAGCTAGGGCTTACGCAAGAGCAAATTGACAACCTGTTCCGCCAGGCCGCACAGATTGAGCTATGAGCCGTCTCAAAAACATCCTGATCGCGCTGGATCAGCTGGCAAACGCCATCGCCAACGGCTCGCCAGATGAGACCTTGTCCAGCCGCGCACACCGCGCCCGCTTGGCGGGCAAACCCGGCTGGCGGCGCGTGGCAGGCGTCATTGACCGCCTCTTTTGGTGGGACAAAGACCACTGCCGCGAAAGCTGGCTGGCCGAGCGTCACCGCCGCCACCTGCCGCGCGAAATGTGGGACGAACCCGGCGCAAACGCAAGCCGCGCGGGCACAGTCAGCTATGAAAAACGAAGCAAAAGAGGAAGGAGAAAACCGAATGAGCATAAAAGCCGCTGAGAAAGCCCTGCGCCTGGCCGAAGTGCCGGGCGAGCTGCACGAACAGGCGCTGGCCTGCCTGCAAGAGTCGCGCCGCCGCGCCAAGGGCTTGACGCTGCATCAGCTCCGCGCCAGGCTGGCGGCCAAACGCCTTGCCCAGGCCCTGCCGTGGAGCGCCGAGACCGTAGAGGATGCCTTGCCCGCCTACGCCAGCTTTGGCGTCGCGCCCAACGGCGGCAACGGCGTCAATGGCGACAACGTGCCCTGGGCCGAGCATTACCAGATGCCCGACGGCTCCATCCGGCAGGTGTGGATGCTGGGCAAACCGCGCGGCGGGGAGTTGCCGCCCGGCCTGCGCGAGCGGGCGCAGGCTGATGTGGATGCGCGCCGCGCCGCCGTCATGGCCGCTGGCGGCCAGTGGCTCAAAGCCGCGCCCTGCACCCTGCCCCTGGAGCTTGACCCCAACCCGCAAAGCCTGGAATACCAGTGCGCCTGCGCCCGCAACTACTGGGGGCATCGCTTTTTCAGCGGCGGCGCGGGCAAGCACCCGCGCAGCGTCGAGGCCCGCACGGCGTGGCTACGAAGCAACGGCGGCGAGCGCGAGGCGTGGAGCCGGGGCCAGCCGGTAGACGGCGGCATCCAGCAATGGACGGGCCAGCGCAGCCGCTGGACCGCGCAAGTGCTCAAGCAAGGCGACGTCTGGCAGGTCAATCTGCAAATGCGCCTGGCCGGGCGCTGGCAGCTGGGCTGGCGGCTGGGCTACGAGATTGATAACGCGCGCAATGCACACCCGCGCCCCGGCTTTGACAAGCGGGCATGCCTCACGTGGAGCATGCGCCCAGAAAGGAGCAAAACATGAGCAACATGAAAACGGACGTGGTGGAGCGCCTGGGCAGCATAGGCAACCAGGTCACGCTCACCACCGGGGCCACGAGCGCGGTCATCGGCTGGTGGACTACCGAACATGTGCTGAGCCTGATGGGCGTGATTTTTGCGGCCATCAGTTTGCTTGTGACGTGGTACTACAAGCGGGTGGCCGCCGAGCGGCTGGCCGCCGAGGCCGTGCGGCGCGCCGAAATCCACGCACTGGATGTGGAGGCGCACCAGCTGCAACTAGAGGAGCAGCGGGGGCGCATTGAGGAGCAGCGTGCGCGCATCCAGCTTTTGCTTAGCGGCCACTGTGTTGCGCCTGCGGTCAATCAAGCTCTCAACGAGCTGGATACCGGTCTGGGCAAATTGGAGGCCGACCTGGGCAAGATGAGCGCCGCCACGGCCAATCCGGGGGCCGATCTGGTCACGATGGAGGCGGACGAATGACGCCCCGGCAAAAACTCATCGCCAGCATCGGGGCCAGCGCCGCCGCCATTGTCACCGCCTTCGTCGCGCAACATGAGGGCCTGCGCCAGTGGGCCTACCGCGACCCCGTGGGCGTACTCACGGCGTGCTACGGCCACACCGGGCCGGACGTGCAGCCCGGCCAGACTTACACGCGCGAGCAATGCCGGGCGCTACTGGAGCAGGATTTGGCCCGCCACGCCCAGGCCCTGGCCTGCATCCGCCGCCCGCTCACCGACGGGCAAAAAGCCGCCTTTGTGTCGTTTGCCTACAACGTAGGCCCGCAAGCGTTTTGCGGCAGCTCGCTGGTGCGCAAAGCCAACGCAGGCGACATGGCAGGGGCCTGCGCCGAGTTGGACAAGTGGGTGTATGCCAAGGGCCAGCGCCTGCCCGGCCTTGTCAAGCGGCGCGCCGCCGAGCGGGCCATGTGCGAGGGGGGCGCGCCATGATTCCTGTCCCTGTTTACTTGCTGGCCGCCAGCGTGGCGATCAACGCCGCGCTGGGCGTGGCCTGGCAGCGCGCGGGCAACCATGCGCGCGAGCTGCAAGCGCAAATTGCCGCCGTCACTGGCGAGCGCGACCACGCCCTGCAATCCGCTCAAGCATGCAGCGACGGCGTGGCCAGGCTGCAAGCGCTGGCAGAAAGGCGCGAGCGCGAGGCCGCCGCCGCGCGCCGGCAAGCCGCGCAAGCCGCCGCCGAACATGCGCGCCAGGCGGATGCCGTGCTGTCCGCGCCGCCTGCCGTGCCCGGCGATGACTGCGCCAGCGCCCGCGTGCGCGTAGGAGACTGGCTCAAGGGGCGCGCACGATGACGGCAACAGTCAAGCAATCATTGATAGTTGCGGCGCTGTCCGCCCTGCTGGCCGGTTGCGCCGCCCAGCCTGCCCCGCGCGTGCAGCAGGTCCATGTGCCCGTGCCCGTGGCGTGCCGCGAAAGTGAGCCGCCGCGCCCGGCAATGCCCACGGAAGCGCTAGCCGCCGATGTGACGCTGGATGCTTTCGCGGCGGCCGCCATCGCGGAAATCGAGCGTCGCGAAGGCTACGAGGTCCAGCTACGCGCCGCATTGGCGGCATGCACCGCGCCGCCATAACCGACTCAAAAAAGGACGGAGCGACCGCGCCAGATGCGTCACCACCTGGCCCGGCCCCGCCCCGCAGAACGCACCTGCGAGCCAGCAAGGCCCCGCCCACCCGATCGGGCGCGGGCAGTGTAATCACTTTTTACAAGCCGAAAGACTCGCAAACATGCCCACACCCATCATCCCGTGGATCGGCGGCAAACGCCGCCTGGCCGAACACCTCATCCCCCGCTTTCCGCGCCACACCTGCTACGTTGAGGTCTTCGCAGGTGGCGCGGCCCTCTACTTTCTCAAAAACCCTTCAAAAGTTGAGGTCATTAACGACGTCAATGGCGAGCTGGTCAATCTCTACCGGGTTGTCAAAACACATCTCGAGGAGTTCGTTCGCCAATTCAAGTGGGCGCTTTCCAGCCGCGAAGTGTTTAAGTGGCTGCAAACCACCCGCCCCGAAACCCTGACTGACATTCAGCGCGCCGCCCGCTTTTTTTACCTGCAACACCAGGCATTCGGCGGCAAAGTCCAAGGGCAAAGCTGGGGCAACTCCACCACCGCGCCAGCGCCAACCGTCAATCTGTTGCGGCTGGAAGAAACCTTGAGCGCCGCCCATCTGCGCCTCACCGGCGCTTACATTGAGCGTCTGGACTGGCGCGAATGCCTGCGCCGCTACGACCGCCCGCACACCCTTTTTTATCTAGACCCGCCTTACTGGCAAACGGAAGGCTACGGCGTTCCGTTCGACTGGCCCGAATACGAGCACATGGCCGCCACCCTGCGCACCCTGCAAGGCAAAGCCATCGTCAGCCTGGGCGACCATCCCGACATCCGCCGCTGCTTTGACGGCTACGACATCGAGCGCACCACCCTGGCCCACGGCCTTGCAGGCGGCGACACCAAGCACGCGGGCGAACTCATCATCTACAACTGGAGCCGCGCCAGCGATCCGGCGGGGCTTTTTTGACACGGCGTGCAGCGTGTGCTATATTTCGCGTGCGCCCTATGGCGCTTCAGCCTTGTAACACTGCGGGCTGTGTGTTGAAACCAAAAGACTCTGCTCATCGCAATGGAGTCCGTCCCGACAAATGGCCCCTCACGGGGCCATTTTTTTTGCCCTGACATCGGGTGGGCGTCAGCCGCACACACCGCCGCAACTCCTTTGTGTGCGGGGCTTTCCTGCTATCAATGCAATAGCAATTGGCAAAAAGGCAACGGCGAAAGGCCCCACAAGCAAGTCGGGAATAAAAAAGATTTGACAAACGGGCGTTAGTCATGCATAATACAAGTCATGTTGATCGGGGTGATCAACACCGACGCCCGGCGGCACCGGGAACTCTAAGGAGATCAAAATGAGCAAGCCCCAAAACCAACTGCAAGACGGCCTCTACAAGGTGTGGGAAACGAAAAAAGCAGTCATAGATGCCTTGCGGCAAGCAAGGCATCTGTCTGAGTCAAGTAAAGGGGGGAAGTTTTTCCCTGCGGGGAGATATTATTTGGCGCATGGGGAATACGAAGCGCCCGATTATGTGCCGTGCAGATACAAGGACGGATGGGGCATCAAGGAAATAACCTATTTTTACCCTGGAACATTTCACGCCAGGGTGTCAGGAAGGCGGGTGATGCACGTGCATACAGTTGATTCTGATATGCCGCCAGAAATCGACATAATCAGCGAAAAAGCTTGGTAAATGAATAAAACAAAGGCCCCTGAGAGGGCCTTTGTTGCTTATACGGTTGAAAGAAAAGCGAGTGTCGAGAAATACACCGGTAGCATAATTGACTTTTGCAACGGCGAACTCGTGCTGCAATGCCCCCGCCCGGACTAGCAGCGGCCTGAAACCTGGGGCCTGGGCGCGGCCCCGCAAACGATGGATGCACGCTGGGTGCGCCTGACGGTTTGCTGATGACGGGCAAGCATGAACACTTTGAAACAAAGTAACATGATGCACAATTGACTACCGGGCGTTAGTCATGCATAATACAAGTCATGTTGATCGGGGTGATCAACACCGACGCCCGGCGGCACCGGGCACTCTAAGGAGTCAAACATGACAAACGCAAACGAAAAACTGGCCGCCCTGGAAGCTGCATTGCCTGATCTGCTGGATGGCGGCTCTTGGATGGTGGAAGCCGTGGAAACGGCCGACACGCTGGCCGACTTTGAGGCCGCCAGCCAAGGCTGGGCCGAATGCAGCGCCAAAACGATTCGTGGCACTGTGGCCGGCATGCCCTTCGTGGCATGGGAGCATGTGCAAGTGCGCAAAGGCGACCGCCGCCGCCCTCTGGCTGTGATCGACCTGGGTGACAAGCGCGTAGCGCTGGATGACGATGCCAGCTTCTGGCGTGTCTGACCTCTCGCAAAACAGGCCCCGGCAACGGGGCCGCTGAATATTTTTGCGTGGGATGTTGCTTGGCTACCAATGCTGTGACGGCCAAACAACAGCAAAGACCACGCAAGCGAGTCGGAAATAAAAAAAGACTTGACTAACGCCCGTTATTAAGGCACAATACATCTCATGTTGATCGGGATGATCAACACCGACGCCCGGCGGCACCGGGAACTCTAAGGAGAAAAATTATGTCGCGTAAAACGTTTACACATTCTTGCGGTCACGCAGGTGAAGCCTTTATCCCAGGCTGCGGCTACGGCAAGCAGGTGGCCTACATGGCCGAGCAGGGGGAGCACCAACCGTGCCCCGCCTGCCGCGCAAAAGCGGCGCAGGAAACAGCCACCGCCGAAGGGTTGCCCGCCCTGGAAGGCAGCGATAGACAAATCGCATGGGCGGCCGATATTCGGCCCGGTATGATCCAGCAGGCGGAGCAATTGCTGCACTCCGAGGTAGCTAAATTGGGAGACCGCGCCAATGAGCCTGTCATCGCAGGCAACCTGCAAAAAGCGCGTGCCAACATCGAGCGCCTGCGCGCAATCACCAATGCGGGGTGGTGGATTGACAACCGCTCCTTGCCATCCAAGTTCGTGCTGGTTGGGAGGTTCTGACATGCTGGCCGCAACACTCAAGGCGGCCATTGAGGCCGCCGCCCGGCCTTACGCTATGGCCGGGATTTACCCATGCGCCGTCTGGCCGGCGTCCCTCTACCGGCCTATGAGCCACATCTGGTGCACGATTACGTGGACTATGCCGCACGCCACAATCGAGGCGCCGCAATATGCGTTGCCCGGCGTGCGCGCGGAGGTCTGCGAGGCCCCCTCAGATGCTGTGCTTGCCATTCCTGTCGGGTCTGTCAGCCCGGCGGAAATCGAAGAGGCGGTGTTGCACGTCGCATGGGAGACGGGGGCGTGGGAAGCGCGCCGCATTGAGCGCGGTCCACGCCCGATGGGCTGGCGTAGCCCCTACTGGGGACCTGACGCCTTTCGGGCGGCTGGCGTGTCGCACTTCGGGCGTCTGGATTCGGAGGGCGCAGAGGCCGCCGACTGGGTGCGGGAGCAAGCTGCTCGGGATGGCTGCTTGGAGTGGCTTTTTGTCCCCGTGGCGCTTAACCACTCATCGTTATACCGGCAACGCCACTTGCAAAAAGATGCAAGTTTGCGGGCTGACTGCACCCGCCCGCCCAGGGCCGGAATCCGGATGTTTGATTTTGTTCGCCCGCGTGGCGAAATTGGGGCTGAGCATATCTATCAATTCGGGCGCAAAGCCCGCAAGGAGAGGTGATGGGTGGCAAACATCGCTACTGGCATCGCGCCTGGCGGCGTGATGCCGCCAGGCCCACCTGCCTGCTGCATGACAGCGGGCTGGTGGTGGAGTATGACCATGAGCTGGACTGCTGGGCGGCCACGGAAGAGTCATGCGAGGCGTGGGCTGCGTGGGAGTGCGCGCGCGGCGTGCCGCTGCATGACCTGACGGCGCGCATGATCCGTTTGTGCAAAGAGGCCGCCATGTGGGCGGCGTGGGAGAAAAAACATGCGAAAAATTGA